CAGCAACCCGTACAGTTTCGCGCGATTGCTGATGCGACCAGTGCGGCTAACGCGGTTACTGTGTCTATTCAGACAATCAACGGCGTGGGCTTGGTTTGGGCGCAAAATCAGAACCAAAACTTGAACAACGCAATTGCTGCTGGTATGACAGTTACTGTATTGCCTTCGCATAGAGCAGGCTGCTTGATGTCCGGTGACCAGTTCTATCTGGCTATGCCACGACTGCCTGACGAGTCTCCTTTCACGACCAGCAACATGACTGATCCTGATTCAGGCGCGAGTATACGCCACTATTTCGGATCGCAGTTTGGGCTTAATAATCGTGCCTACGTCCGTGATTGTATATGGGGGAGCAGTTTGGTCGCCGAGAACTCAATGCGGCTCGTTTTTCCCTTATAATTTGCTTCAATGCTAATATGAGGTACAATTATTATGCCTCATATTAGCGGAGAAATAAATTGGGAAGGAGTATTTATTGTAGCGCGTGTAAAAAAGAGAAAGAGCCTGGTCGTGACAATGAGAGCAAATGCAAATCTTGTAAAAGTGAAGCAAATAAAGCTCTGAGAGCCAAAAGAAGGGCTGAAAAAGGATTGCCACCTCTTGGATCTGGAAGAAGTAAAAATTGTTATGATTGTGGTGCCGTTAAAGAAAATCGGAAAGAAGGATATTGCAGGGCTTGTTCAAGAAGGCGTGACAATGAATGGAGAATTAGCACGGGAAGAACAAAGAAGCATCAAACTGGATTGTGTCCATGTGGTGCGGAACGTGCTTATTATAATCCGGCTTATTGCGTTACTTGTGCAACGAAGCAGAAATTATCTTGGCTTAATGCAAATCCTGAATCAAAGAAGGCAATGCAAAGAAAGGCTCAAGACCGCGCGAAGGCTAATTATGTTAGCAAAAGCAAAGGTCGTATTAGGCGTAAAGGCACGCTCATTAATGGAGAGCCTGTATTGTGTTCAGAATGTGATGCGCTATCTAGTGGATGGTGTGAAACATGCGATTTAATTTATTGGTGGCGTAAGGCTCAATATGAACAGGACATTATGTATGCTCATAAAGTAAAAACACGCGCGTTGACACGAGCGCATATTAGATCAGGGAAATTGATCAAACAGTGCTGCGAGGTGTGCTTAACAGAAAAAAATGTGCAGGCTCACCATGATGACTATAACAAGCCATTAGATGTAAGATGGCTTTGTATAAAACATCATGCAGAGCACCACCGAAATAACCCTTAAATAAGGAATAGAAATCATGCCAGTATCATCAGTACAATTCGGACAAGAACCATGGAAGTACATTAACGGTTTGCAAATCAGCAATGATGCAACAACCCCTGATGAAATCATCAATGTATCAGTCGGCAGTTGCTATGACTCAACAGGAGTATACCAGATTGAAGTGGACACAGCTTTAAGCGCTGATAACACAGTTAGCGGTCTGGGCGGCTTGGACACAGGCACAGTTGCTGCAAGCACACTATATGCAATCCATGTAGTGGCCGATCCTGTAAGCGGTCAGGCAGAAGGATTATTGCTGTCTACCTCATCCACAGCACCACTATTGCCATTTGGATATAGTGTGTTTCGACTTATCGGCTATGTTCGCACCGATGCCACAAGTGACTTTTTGCTTGGCTATTGGACTGCTGGAAACTCTAGCGCACGTCAATTTATGTATGACGCGCCTATTGCTACAGCCGTGACCGCAGGTGCAGCAACGACGGATACAGCCGTATCACTAGACACGTTTGTTCCTGCCGTAAACTTAACGCCTGTATGGATTAAATTTGCAATGACAGGCGCTGCTGCAAGTCGCACACTCACATTGAAAACATTTGGTGCAGTTGGTGACATGTATCAGGCGACTACACAGGTGACAGCAGTGGTGTTGCGTGATAGCGCGCTAATCTTAGCTGGACTAAGCTCAGGCGTTCCCAACATCGAGTATTTGTGGTCTGCTGGTGGCGGTGATGCTGTCGCCATTGACGTTGCCGGATATCAGTGGTTTGTCTAACTGAGGATTAAGCATGGCTTATCCAGCCCTTGAGCTAATCAATCGCGCCTACTACCTGTCTCAGGTGGTAGCGCGCGAATTACAAACCGTGTCAGGTACGCAAGTAGCTGACGGCTTGTACCTGCTGAATGCTTTGCTGTCTTTCAAAAGCTCAGACTTACACTTGATCCCTTACTTCAAGCGCGACACGTTTAACAGCGTGGTCGGGCAAGAAGAATATTTTATTGAAAACCTAGTCTACCTTGACACGCTCACGTTTAACATCGGTGACGTAAGATACTCACTGCAAGATATGTCACGCAAAGATTACTTTGGTACTCCTCGCGTGGATAATATTGAAAGCTTGCCGTACATGTATCGTATTGAGCGCGAACTAGGTGGTTCTCGTATATTCCTGTATTTCGAGCCACAGCAAGTTTATGTCATGAAGATGTCAGGCAAGTTTGGGTTTGATGCCGTGACTCTCGATACAGACCTAGAAACGTTGTATGACGGGTTTTATATTGAGTATATGCGCTATGAGTTGGCAAGTAAGATCTGCGCGGAATATGGAGCTACCTTTCCAGATGCGTCAAAAGCACAGCTTGCCGAATATCAGAAAAAACTGCTGATGGTATCGCCTGCTGACTTGACGTTGCAGAAACGATCGTTCTTTAGCTCAAGCCCCGTCTGGGATTATCAAGCTATAAATTTGTGGCGCGGATACTGGCCTTAATCAATTTGGATAAAATATGCCCGCACCGAATCTACAACAATCCATCCAAGAAGTGCCGCTCAAAATGGTTGGCGGTAACAAATTTGGACGATTTGACAAAATAAGTGTCGAGCAGACGTGGAACATGATTGTCAGTGACGATGCACTAGTGCCTTACGCTGGCTGGGCGGTTGCGGCTGTCGCGGGTGGTAGTAACGAAGGTCGTGGCATTTACGTCAGCACGGTTGAGAATTTCTTGCTGGCTGTTATTGGCAATCAAGTGTATCGGTTTACGTCCGATCCATTCAATCCTGATGGCCCTTTGATACCTAACTCACCAGCAGCGGTTGGCCAGTTAGATACGTCAACGGGTGACGTGTTTATGGCTGAGAATAACGCTAAACAGATCCTGATTACTGATGGTATATACGCCTATATATACGATTACCTGAACGATGTTTTCTACTCGTCAAAAGCAGGATCAGCATTCCTGTTAACGTTTCCATTCACGGCTAGTGGTTATTGCTCATTCCAAGATGGTCGCTTCATTGTCGCAATCAATGGAACCCAGCAATGGGTTTTATCTGCCCCAAATAATGGCCTTACGTGGTCACCAGCTGCGAGCAGTGTTGGTGAGATACAAAGCAAGCCTGGGTTTATCCAAGCGGCATTACCGATGCCAGGGGGCGGTAATAACCTGCTGGTGTTTGGCTCGAACGTGGCTGAATCATGGCAAGATGTTGGAGCAGCTTTGTTTCCCTACCAACGTAACAGCACGTTTAACATCGATTACGGATGTCTTAACCCGTCCAGTATTGCTGAACTTGAAAACTTTGTCGTGTGGTTGGCGGCTAATGAACAAAGCGGGCCTGTGATCATGTACACGCAAGGAAGTGGCGTTAAGTCTATATCTACGGATGGCATTAACTTTAAGCTGTCAGAATTGACTAACCCATCGAATTGCGAGGGGTTTTTGTTCAAGCAAGACGGTCATTTGATTTACCAAATAACATTCCCTGATGATAACCTGTCCTATGCCTACGACTTCAATACCGAGTTATTTTTCACAATAACCGATGAAGAGCTCGACTATCATCCAGCGCGTCAGGTGGTGTTTTTTAATAATGACTATTACTTTGTCAGCTTGAATGGTGGCAATGTTTATCGATTTGGTACGCAGTACACAACAGCCTCCTATGAGGATGAAGTGGAGAAGATTATACCGCGTATCAGGATCACACCACCGCTTAGAATGCCATCCCAACGTTATTTCATCGGCAAGTCTGTGGGCTTTACCATTGAGAATGGATTGCAGAATAACAAAACAACGATTGTGATTACACCTGGTCATGACGGTACTGATTTAACAACGGAAACGCCGGAGACATTAATTACCGAAGGTGGCGACATTATAACTACTGAGTTTGACGAGGGCGATTCATTTACCTACGTGAACTATTCATCGGTGGTTGACCTGTCTATTTCGCGTGATGGTGGCGAATCGTTTGGATCGTCTTCACGACTTAACATGAACGAAACAGGAAAGCGCAAAAGCCGGTTTATATGGCAGCGGCTTGGGATCGTGAATGATGTAACGTTCCAGTTCAGGTTTTCAGGCTACACAAGGTTTACAGCGTTTGATGGGATCGCAGAGGTGTATCAATAATGGCCAACGTACCAAGAGTTATAAGAGTACCAAATTTACCGATTGGCAGGCTCGTCGATGAGAACGGCATGGCAACGGATGACTTTTTGACGTTTTTGCAGGCGCTAACCACCTCATTGCAAAATAACTACGGCCCTGAAGGGCTAGTGATGCCGACGCAAAGCGCAACAGATAGAACAGCCATACAAAATCACACGAATGCGCAGGGGCAATTTACATGCCAAGCAGGCACAATGCTTTATGTTCAGCATCCAACAGATTATACACAGGATACTGTAGAGATAGCGGTTAGAAATTCTAATACTTTCCCAGATGCGGCTCCATTATTTAAGGTGGTGACATTAACCTAATGGTATGATGCAAATACAAAGCCTAGCGCCTGCAGCGTGAAAACTTGTCTCCAACAAGCGGCTTTGTAACTTAAATTGGAGATTAACTTATTTGGAGAAGTTATGATTCGCGATGGTTTTTGTAAAGTACATGGCTTGCTTGATGACGAGGATATTTCAATTTCAAAAAGACATAATCGCAAGAGTCTTCGTTATCAATGCCGAAAGTGCATGCGAGAATATCAAGCGGATTTTCGCGAAAAAGCAAAAGTAAAATTTAAAGATTTTAACGGAGAATGTAAGGCTCCAGGTTGTGAGAGTGCTGTAAAATACGCTGCCTATATGTTGTGTGGTGTTCATAGATATAGATGGGAGAAATATAAATCTTATGATGCTCCTGCACCAAACAAGTTGCCAGATGGTATTGTTATAAAATGTAAGATCCATGGGTTTCTGACTGTAGATGAAACCCATACAAGCGAAGGGTTTTATCGGTGCAAGCAGTGTAAAAAAGACGCAGGAAAGAAATATAAAAGATGTCAGCGAAAAACAAAACATCATTGGCTAATGAGAAATTTTGGTATCACAATAGATGAATATGAATTAATGTTAAGCAAACAAAATGGTGTTTGTGCTATTTGTCTTAATAATGAAACTGCCAAGCAAACGCACGCTGTAGAAAAGACTAGAAGTTTGTCCGTTGATCATTGCCATTCTACAATGAAAATACGCGGACTGTTATGCGGCAGATGTAATAATATGATTGGGTACGCGAAAGACAATCCAGCAATATTAAGAGCTGGCGCTGATTACCTAGAACTTTAAGGAGTTTTTGACATGGATCAACAAACAGGTGGCTTAAACTGGCTGCAAAGTTTATTGGGTATGGGAGGCGGTCTTGGTGCTGCCGCTGGCGGCGCGTCTAGTTTGTTCGGCAAAGGGCAACCGAATCCCGCAGATGTCGCAAATCAATATCTGCAAGGCATTCCAGGCATGGCTAAGCCCTACTATGAGCCTTACCAGCAAGCAGGGTCTGGTGCTTTAACAGACCTCCAGAACCGCTATAAAGGGCTTATGAGCGGCGATGTGCAAGGGCAGCTAGGACAGGGCTACCAGCAATCTCCGGGCTATCAGCGTGCGCTGCAAGAGGCGTTGACGGCGGGTACAAATGCGGCTGCTGCGGGTGGTATGTTAGGCAGTCCATTGCACCAAGAGCAGAATATGAAGCTTGCTGGTGATATAGCTTCTAAAGACTATGGTGATTATATGAATCGCCAGATGGGTCTGTATGGCCTTGGTCTTGGTGGTGAGGAAGGCATTAACAAAATGGGGTATGATTCCAATACTGGAATGGCTGATTTGCTGGCGAATATTCAAGCTATGCAAGCCCAATATGGTTATGCGGGGCAGGCAGGTCAGAATCAGGCCAAGAGCAAGGGCTGGGGCGACTTGATTGGTGGCCTTGGCATGGCGGCTGGTAGTTTCCTTGGCGGCCCTGCTGGTGGCGCTATAGGCGGCAGTCTTGGTAAATTATTTGGGGGTTAATGATGGCTTTCCAACCTAATGTTAATGCGTTTCGATTAAGTCCTCAGGAAGCTACGGGGCAGCCTGAGTATTTGGGTTCAATGATGCAAGGGTTGCAGGCAGCTTACAT